GTGGTAGCGAATGCGCAGGCTCTCGGGGTCGATGCCGTAGGTGGTGTTCGACGGCATGTTCGAACCGATGCCGCCATCCTGGACGATCTGTGCAGTGCGACCGGCCCCGAAGTACTTGAGGGACTGGAAGCCCAGCTTGCCGAGGCTGGTCTCGTCGTTGATGCGCTGGATGGCAACGGTGGCCGCATCGTACGCAGCGTAGTGCTCGGCGCTCATGAGGAGCAGATCGGCGCCGCGCTTGCCGCGCGACCGCTGCGTCATGATGCGGTTGAGCATCGGGCGGATCGTGGTCGAGGAGACCTGCGTGCCGATGTCCGTGGCGAACGAATTCGCATCGAACGCCGACGTGCGCCAGATCGTGTTCGACCGGGCAATGCCGCCGTAGCTGCCGCTCGAGACCGAGGTCGGAATGGCGAGCTTGAGGCCGCCGATGGTCTTGCCGCCGAAGTCAGTGCCGTCACCCTGGAGGGCAACGTCCATGACGTCCTGCAGCTCGTTCTCGGCCGCGTCGATATGGGCCGCCATCACGTCCTTGAGCTGGTTGCCACCGCTGTTGTTGAGAATTTCCTCGTTGGAGAGGACAACAGCCACGGCCACCATCTTCGGCGTCCACACGGCGTCGTTGAACAGCTCGGTCGGGATCGGGTTGAGGAAGTCATACCCGTTGTACCAGACACCGGAGCCGGTCTTGGCGTAGAGCAGACGCTCGCGGATGGTCGGGCCGCTGTAGGTCTGCCAGAGCCCCTTGTCGCGGAGGACCGCGAGAAGAGCATTCGAGTTGGACACAAGGTTCTGATAGCCGCTGGAACGATCTTCCAGCGCCAGGGACATGACCTCCTGGTAGGCTGCAGTCGAGTTGATGGCCAAGGTGGCCTCCTATTGGGATGCGTCAGCCGACGCGGGCAAAAGCCCGGTCAATGGCCGATCGTGCGTTGGGGGACGGCTTGCCCTTCGCCGGTGCAGAGCCCGACGACGGCGCGCCTGTTACGGAGAGCGATCCCTTGGCGAGCTTCTGAGGCTCGGGATCAGCGGTCTTTGCCGGTGTGAGCGGCTCCGAGGGTGAGGCTTTTGCTGGTGCGGGGTTGAGCCGCTCGGCCAGTTCGTAAGCCTCGGATAGGCTCTTCGCGCGCCCGGAGGACACGAAGAATTCAATATCGGGTGCCAGTTCATCGAACCGGGGATTCTGCGCGGCAAAGGCCTCGACCTCTCGCCGCTGCGCATCGGTCTGCTGGCGCTCGATGTTCTGTGTGACGCCGCCAAGCTTCTGCTCGAGCTGCGCAATCTTCTGGTTCAGCGAGGCAATGACGCCATCCTGCCGGCTGGCAACCTCGTCAGGCTTCTGGTTGAGGACTGCCCCGGCGATATCCCGGAGGGTGACGGGCGATCCATCCGCGCGCTTCAGGCCGCTGCCGGCGACAATGCGCTCCAGTGCGGCGAGCGGCTGCGAATGAAGCTGGTTGATCAGCCCGACATAGTTGCCGAGCACCTGCTTGACGGACGTGTTGTTCTTGGTCGCCAGCTCGTGGAAGTCCTTCAACTCCTCCCACTGTTGGGCGGGCTGGCGGTATCGTTCGATGCCGCTTTCAAGCTCCTTGAGTGCGCGGTGGGTCTCGGCACGAATAGCCTCAGGGGCCTGTTCCCATGCAGCCTTGGCGTCGGTCGAGAACCGGGCCGGTGCATCCTTGAACGCGGTCGGCTTCGGGGCCGGCTTGGCCTCCTCTACAGCCTTGGCGGGCTCTTCGGTCTCCTTCGGGACGAAGTGGCCATGCTCACCGCGGGGCCGCTCTTCCTTGGGCTTCGCCTCGACCTTTTCGGCTTTGGCTTCAGACTTGGCTTCGGCTTTCGGCTCCGTCTTTGCCTTGGCCTTTTCCTCGGCTTCGAGCTTGGCGGCAGCACGGTCGATGGCGTCGCGGGCATTCTCTCGCCGGGCGGGCTTCTGCTCAACCTTGGGCTTAGCCTCCGCGTCTGGTTCAGGCTGCGTCTCGACCGGATTGGGAGTGCGAACCACTTCCTCGGCGGCAGGCTTCTGGTCTACGGGCGCGGGAGTGCTTTCGGCTGCGGCCGGGGCCGCTCCGTCGGTCATCGACATGCAGGTGTCCTTGTCTGAGAAGGTGCGGGTTACTTCACGCGCTCGCCGCGGGCGTAGCGCGCTTCGGCGCGTTCAAGCTGTTCCTTGATCGCCTTGAGATCGGGTTTCGGCTTGGTCTTCTTGCGGAAGCGAGCCGGGTCGTTGCCGACCTCGACCATGCCCAGCCGCTTATACTCGGCACGCAGAGCGGACTTGCTCGTGTACCATTTGCCCGTCGCCTGGGATTGAACCTCGGGCATGGTATCGGTGATGACCATGGGACGAGGCAGGTCCGACCGGGCAGGTGCAATATCCACGCGCTTGCGCTTCGGGAACGGACGCCACTCGATGAGGGCATAATTCTCCCGGTAGGCAGGCGAGGTCATTTGAGATAGTCCCGCAGCCAGTCAGCGCAATTGCAGAATGCGGTGATCTCCTCAGTGGAGAAGCCGCCTTTCCCGCTGAGCGTCGTGATCACATCCGCCGCTACCATCCAGTCGAATATGTCGTCGACCATTTGGCGCGGAGGAGCGCCCTCTCTAATCTGCCGAACCAGCCGCGCCTCATTGTCTCCGCGTATCGTCATGCGGGCTCCGGTTGCTTCTTCGCAGCGAGCTTGGCCGCTTCCTTCGCGTCCTGTGCCGCCTGATGCTGTGCCATCTGCTCGGGGCTAAGCTGGATGCCGGCCTGCGCCGCCATCTGTGCCTGTCCTTCGGGCGGGAGGTCCTTGAAGGCGATGCTCTCGCTCGGTGGCTTCTGCTCGACCGGTGCAGGCGCCTCTGGCGTGGCCATGGCGGCGATTTCGAGCTTCAGCTTCTCCAGTTCCAAGGCGCCCTTCTGCATGGCCTGCTGGTGCGCCTCGGCCTTCTCCTTGCGGGTGGCCGCAAGGTCCGCGAGCTTCTGCTGGCCCTCGGCCTGCTTGTTCTTCGCGTCGACCATCGCCAGCGTGAGCTTGGTCTTGATGTCAGCCTGAGCCAGTTGGCCCTTCTGTTGCGTCTCCTGCTGACGGATCTGCATATCCGCCCCCTTGAGCTGCATCTCAGCCTTGAGCTTTTCCTCTTCAGGATTGGGCTTCGGCTGCTGGGCCTGAGCGGACATGCTGTCGACAAACTCATCGATCGCCTGCTCAAGCTCGCGGCCGGCCCGATAGGGTGCCGTCACAAACTTCAGCACCGCGCCGGCAAAGGGCGCCGCCTGGGGCTGCGTGCCAACCAGCGGGGCAAGCTCCTTCATGGCTGTGCCGAGTGCGGTCAGGAACTCCGTCCGGCGCTGCTTCTCCGCATCCTCGTCCGGCTGGATCGTGCTATCCGTCTCAATGTCGAGCACGAACGGGCGCAGACGCTCCGACCGGAACAGCGCCATCACCTTGTCGATCGTCGGCTGCTCCTGGAGCTTCTGGGCCTGCTTGCCCATGACGTCGACCTGAGCCTTGGCCTGTTCTCCCGCCTGCGGGTCTCCGCCCTGCTCCGCCTGCGCCATGATCTGCTGCGCCTGCTGCTTCATCGCCGCAACCTGCTTGGCGATATCGGCGTCGGTCGGCAGTTCAAGCTGCGACATTTCGAGGAACGTCTTGGCCGAGAAGTTCTCCGCCATGATCTCCGCGGCAATCCGCGTCACGTCACGGGCAATGCGGACTAGCTCAGCCTGCCTATCGCGCACACGGACCGAGCCGTACTGGCTCTTAAGCTCCTGAGCGCCGAGCGTTTCGTTCGGATCAGTCGCCCCCCGCATGATGTCCGAGAGGCCGGTGATCTGGTAGACGTCCTCGATCAACTGCTTGCGGAGCGTGACCAGTTCACCGATCGTGGTGACGATCATGTCGATCGGCAGCCAGACGATCATGTCCTTGGCAGCACCGCCGCCAACCAGAGCCCAGTTGGAGATGCCTACGAGGATCTGATTGTTCGACGTCGACTTGATGGCCGCCTCGACGGCCTCGCCCACCTCACTCGCACCAGCCGGATAGAAGCCCCGGACCTTGACCGATTCCGACAGCGAGGAAATGCGCGCCGTCAGCTCGTTGATCTCCTCGAGCTGGTCCCGGTAATAGGCCATGTCTGGCACGGGGATCAGCGAGCGGCGCTGCACCGTGCTGTAGGCGGGCTTCGGACAGGGATAGAAGCCCTCCAGCTTGAGGAATGGGTCCTGACTATCCAGAACCTCCTCAACGCCGTCCGTGACCCATACGACCTTGCGCTCGGCCTTGGACCATATCTCCCATATGCCGGCCTTCGGACGAGGATCGGCCGCGCCGTTCTCCTTGTCGTCCTTGCGAACCTCGAAGGCCACATTCCCGGTGTCGACCTTCGGGAACCGCTCTTTCATTTCTTCGCGCGTCATCCATGCGCGACGGGCTACCCAGCCGACCTCTTTCCATTTGCGGGCCGGCTCGTGGAGGAAGTCCTTGCGGTCGAGATGCTCAATGCAGACGTGCTCGACCTCATCCTCGTCCGCTTCCGATGCCTCATAGCGAAGCCACGGCACGCCACGGCCATTGATGTTCAGATCGTCGCGCACGAGGCGCATGATCTGGTCGATGTCCTCCATGTCGAAGGTGACGACACAGGCGCGCTCCAGAAGCTCGGAGGCAGCCCGCGGGAGAGGCTTGCGGTCTTTGAAGCGAGGCACGGCAACCGGGACAGGCGGCCGGCTGTAGGTGGACGGGCCGAGCACCTGAATGTTCGCCCAGAATATCTGGAACTGGCGATCCCGATTATCGGCCGCGAGCTTCTTCAGGTCGGCATAGAGCGCGTCGATGTTATCGCAGCGATCCTGCCAATCGCGAAAGGCCGTCTCCGCGTCACGGATCAGGTTGAGCCACGCAGCCGACTCCTTCGGCTTCAGCGTGGGGTCGTGCTCCTGATCTACGAGCTCGTCATCGGCCATCAGATGCGTATCCTCGTGCCGCTCGGCGGCTCAGGCGGGCCGGGCAAGAGAACCTGCCCAGGCTTCGGCTTCGGCGTGCGGTCCACGTAAGTCGGTTGCTGCTCGCGCCAGACCATCGCCATGTAGCGAAAGGCGTCCGACAAATGCGTCGTCCAGTCGCGGAACTCGGTCGGCTTGAACGTCTTCTTCTCGTCGTCCCACTCGCGCCGGTATTGCTCCAGCGCGGCTACGCCAACCTCTTCGGTGCGTGTGTGGAAGATCGTCCGCGATAGCGTCTGGCGTGCCGCCTGTATGCCGTCAGCCTTGCTGGCCATGGGCACCAGCTCGGGCTTCAGGCCAAAGCGCCGCATTTGCTCGACGCGCGTCCTGCCGGTGCCCCACTCGAGCACCTTGGCATCGTGCGGCACAAAGGCCGTGCCGTCCGTCCAGCCGCGCTCGGCAGCGCGTTTCTCAACGACTTCAGCGAAGTGATCGACGCCGGCACCGCTCGCTGTGTAACAGTCGAGCACATGCAGTTGCCGGCCGATAACCTGCCACCACCATATCGAGGTATCGTCGCGAGTGCCGATGTCCCAGGCGGTGTGCACCGGGCGGCTGTGATCGTGATCGAAGTCGACGATCCGGCCTTCCGATCGAACCGCTGCCATCTCTCGTGCATAGAAGGCGCCGAGGATCGCAGCGTTGAAGCTGCAGAGATACTCCTGCTCGAACTGCGCCCGCCCTATGTCCTCGCCGTAGAGGGCGATGTACTCGGCAAGGCTCTCGTCCAACTGCTCTTTCGTCAGCGCGCCGGTATCGTGGATCGTGCTGAGTTCGGCAAACCAGTTAGGGCTTGCCTTCGCCATGTCGTACATGGCTTTCGCGTGGTTGCGGCCACGAGGCGTGGTGATGAAGGCGGCCCAGCCGTTGTTCTCCTCCACCATCGGCCGGTGGTATGCCCATGCCGACGGGTTGGCGAGCGCCCACTCGGAATAGGCTATGCCGGCCACGCCAGCGCCGACAGTGGCGTCATAGCGGTCCGAGCCGATGATCTGCCATGTGGATCCGCATTTGAGCTTGATGAGCATTTGCTGCTCATCCTTGCTCTCGCGGATCGACTCCGGGAACGCCTCGTCTATCCTTCGCTTGCCGGTGTGCGCGTTGATCGCGTTCCAGAGGGCTTTGCGGCCCTGCTCATATTCGGGCAGGCAATGCCAGTAGGAGGCGATACGCTTGTGCGCCAGCTCGCATGTGGCCGACAGCACGATCTCGTCCTTGCCCCACCGCCGGTGCGCTATCTCGATGGCGCGCTTGCCGCCGTTGATGAGGTATTCGTGGAACGGACGCTGATACCAGCGAACGCGCCTCTCAATCTCCACGGCTCTCGTAGACCGTCTTGAAGATCACCGGGCCGCCGTCGCTATCGCCCTGCAATGTGGTGGTCTGCAGGTCAGGCAGCGTCTTGCGCAGGAGCCCGAGTGCCGCCGTTACCTGGGAGGGCACCATCTCCACCTCGCCAAGCACATGACCCGTAAGCCGGTTTACCAACTGACTGGTCTTGATCTTTGCGCGGGTTTCTTGGTCGTGCCTGATCTTGCGGATGCGCGCGGCCATAGGCCACCTCTGACGGTCTGAGCCGTCTG